GACACAACTGATGGAACGACAGCTAACACAGTCAGTGCTGGTGCTATAGCATCAGGTGTCTATGGTCCTGGTACTATTAGTGCTACACAAGACGATCCAGGTGAGGCATTCAGCTTCTCTACTGCGTTCACTCAAGGAGACGCTTTGGTAACATCTGCACCTTCAGTTGGTTCTGTTAGTGCATTAAGTAACCAGTTGTCTACCGCAGCAGGAACCGCAGGTAATTTGGCTGGAACTGTAAATTCACAAGGTGCTCTGACCGTAACAGCTGGTGGGGCAGGTACTGTGGCTACTGGACAGTTCGTTACAGAGCTTCAGGTAGACTAGGATAATGAGACGAGTTATAGTATTACTATGGCTTAGTTTAATGGGATCATCAGCAAACGCCGTGCCTGTGGTCCCAAATTTTCAGCAGGGAAGTATGACTAGTCATACCGAAACTGAAAGCACGGTAACTGAGACGATAAATTCAATTGATTATAGGACAGGATGGGAATACAGCGTGACTGGGACAGGCATCTCAAACAATGGAGAACGTCTGAACCCCAATGTGACTACATCAACAGTAACCGTGGGTCAAGGAACCAACGGGGCAGACGGTGCAATACAAGGAAGCGTGACTTCTTCCTACGATGCATTGGACTTCAGCACTCAAAGCCAATTCACACAGGCAACTCCAGGAGCAGCCTTTCAATTTACCCAGAGTTACCAAGGACCAGGGATGACGAATCAAACTATCATCCAAAGAGTAACATCAATAGAGTCAGTCACCGATACAACAAGCGTGTTTACGCAGTAATAGCAACGGTTCTCGGACTTAATTCTTTACTACCAATGAAGGCTTTCGCAGAAGGTGTTGGTGGTGTATCTGCTACTGCTAATCCTATCGCTAATAGTTCTGGCTCAGTAACTAACCAGGCAATACAAGTTTTACAAGGTCCATACGTCACTAACACCTACGGTAATGGGGTGTCATGTCAGGGTACGACTCTCAATATGACACCATACATTCAGTTCGCTGATAGTAGAAAGGATCCTTGGGAAGATTTTTATAATGAACCACAGTATAACATGACTGATACTAGTGGTAAGATGGTTCCTACCTATACTACTGTCAAGAACTACCCGTGGGAAGAGTGGTATGATACCAGAACTTATGTTAATGAAGCTGGTGAGACAGTAAGATGGTTCCCAGATGGATCAGACATGACCATCATTCAAGATGTAGATAGTGCTAATGGTGTTCCAGATATAGTTGATGCTGATGGTGAGATGACACCTACATGGTTCAAGCCTGTACGTACAGACATGAGAGCAAACCAATCCTTTAACCTAGGACTCTCTGCTACTCTATCCATACCATTGAACAGAGGTATGCAACGTCTTTGTAAGGAAGCTGCTACAGCAAATGTTAACATGCAGAATCAATTGATATCTAACAAGCGGTTAGACTTTGAGATCGCAAGACTTAAAAATTGTGGTGAACTCAAGAAGGCTGGTATATTTTTCCACCCAGACTCACCTTATGCATCTATATGTGGTGACGTTGTGGTAACAAATCCTGGTGGACAACTACATCCACATAGTCATGACCTACCTCAACCTAACTTTGAGTCTTCTTCTTCTGAGAATCAATCTTCTTCTGAGCTTTCTCCTTCTTCTGATGATTCTTCGCAAACGGTATCTCAAGAAGACCTTTCTTCACCCGATACTGATTCGTCTTCTTCTCAGCTTCAGTCAAACGGTAAGGGGTTTTTCCGAGGATTGCGTTTACCTTTCCAATCACCTTCTTCACAGCAGGTTTCACAACCTTCAGAAGCAGATCTGCTAGGGGTTTGGCAAGTAGGGCAGATGAAGCAGCAACAGACGCAATAGTCGCTGTAGTAACAACAATCTGAGCACTGGGTAGGTACTGTTCAACTATACCTATGTCCTCATACAATGCTACACAAATATTTTTATTAAGGTTGTTAGGATCGGGTTGTAACTCGTGTCCTACAACCTTTTCCTTTTCACTAGGACCAACTGCTCCTATCCTAGGATCAAGAGGACCAGGACACTCTGGATCACCCTCTGGTGTCTCTGTAGGAGGTGGTTTAGGAGTGTCTAGATCAGGGGCAGGTGGTGTCTCTCCTGTATCTACACCCTCTGCTTCCTCGTCTTGCTCCATGTATACTGTTCTCCAACTCAATTCTCTAGCATCATAGTCAGGTGGTTGATAGTATGGCATACCACCATCACACAGAACTACGTTCTGCTTTGGATCATCATTAACTAAAGACTTACTTTTACTTGCTGGTCTCTTTGCATTCTCTTTGTGTACCTTAACACAACCAGGCATATTAACAATAGGTGTACCAGCATTAACAGTAACAGGTACTGTTGGTGGTATTGCAGTAGGTGGATTAACTACCCAAGTACGTGTGTCTTGTACATTAACATTCCTTATGTCTGCAACCCAAGCATTCCTAACACCAATAACATTAACATTGTCACTACGAATCAATGGTATCCCTGTCCCATTGACCTCAATGTTTTGAATACCTTGGTTACTATTGGTTGGAATGAATGGAATAGTCATTACTATTTCATAATCCAGTCAGGAGGTTCTGCTCCTTCTAAATCATCATAATCTTCACCCAACCAATTATCTCTAACCATTGCTGGATGAAGTATGTCTTTAAAATAATCTCTATGTTCTTGTACTTGCTTGGCAGTCTTTGCCATACCAAAGTCAGTTGCTTCTATTAGTCCTAGTCCTGCAACAGCAGCAGTGATGACAGCAGCAGCACCAGCAACCCACTTCTCAAGCTTACGGATCCTTCCTTTCAATCTCTCATTCTCTTCACCCATGAGACGTTTGTTATCCTCTTCAAGGTCATCAACCTTTGTCTCTAGGGATTTTATTCTTTCATTCTGCTCTCGTTGGAGAGCATGGTATGCTTCATCTGTCATAATTATTTCCTATGATACTTTACCACCCCATTCAGAATTAGGATCTAATCTCTCCATATAATTAAACCCACTACCTTCGGGGTAAATATATTTTCCATCCTTATCAAAGTTTGGACCTACCTTCTTTGCAGGGTATGTAGGATAAGGTATCTTACCTTCTCTCATTTCTCTACCCTTTCTCTTTCTCATCTCATTACCAGTCTCATGACCTTCAGGCATAGTAGGCCAAGAAGATCCTAAGAGCTCCTTGATCATCTCCTTAGTATAACCATTAGGATGGCTCATTTTGGTACTTGTTGTTTGTAGTCACCATTAGGTATTTGCATACCACTCACCCTACCAGTAGAAGTAGGCCATGCGTCTTTAATAGCAGCACGAACTTCTTCTCTGACTATGAGTTGTAACTCTGTCTTCTCTGCCTCTATTCTTTTTTGAGGACCACCAGTAGCATTGTCAATGGCAACATTACCACCAACAATACTACCAGTACCTACGACAGCAATTGCTGTTCCATAGGTTGCTATATCCTTTACGTCCATCAGAACGGACTGTTAGGTGAAGGAAGTGCTAGAGGAGAAGACTGAGGATTAGTTGCTTGATCAGAAGGCAACTTTAGGTCAAGAGCACCAGCACCACCTAGAGCACCAGCACCCATGCCACCAACCACAGACTCAATTGCTGCTTCTTTGATGTCATCAATGATAGCATCTTTATTTACATAAACATAGGTTCCTACACCTATAATACCAGCGAGTGATACTCCTGATATTACACTGATTGCGTTAGCAATATCGTTGAATTTAATTTTCATGATTATAATTTATAAGGTTTATCATCAGTATCTGATACACCAACAATTTTAAGTGGTGCTTGTTCAATACGAATTGTTTGAGTAGGTCCAGCTTTCGCTATGATCTGTTCAATATCTTTTGCAGTAACAGGAGGAGGACCACCATTAGATCCATTACCATTACCATTCATCTTCATAGTACCGTCACCCTTTTTAGAAGCTGTCTGAATTCCGAAGCTAGCTAAAACTCCTGTAAAAACTGAGGCTATAAATGTCGGGTCTATTTTTTGTTGAGGAACGCCAGGTATGGCGACATAGTTTAAAGTTAAGATCCCTCCAGACCAGGCCAGCACTGTGATTCTCACCATTGTACTGATGATTGCTGCTTGCTCTTCGGGGTCGGGAAGAATTGCATCTTTTGCCCTAGCAAATATACCTTTCTTCTCTTCTTTCTTATCAACTACCTCTTCTTTTATTTCATCTACCATTATAACATATCAAGGCCATGTTATTTATATAAGTTCCTACTTATTATAGTATCCTCTTGGATATGACATACCATATGAAGGTCTTCTACCTATTAAATATCCTTTAGCATTTGATCCTAATCCACTTATAGTATGTTGTGTAGAAGGAGCATCAGCTTGAGTTCTAAGAATTGAACTCCAAGTAGGAGACATAGCAACTGGAGTATTATATGTTGGGGTAAACATATTAGAATTCTTATATGATGGTTGAGATCCAGTAGGATCTCCTTGAAGAGGATGAACTAAATCACTCAACGTAAATTCAGTATGAGTTACTGAAAATGAGGTATTAATATGTGACATTAAGTACTCCTTGCTACAAATAATGTTCCAATAGATTGATCATATTGTGTACCATTCAATCCTGTTTGTTGTGTTTCATAAGCAGCTCTAATAACAGTATAGATTTCAGAAGCACTAACCTCTACTGTATCACCTGGACGAAACTCTGTTTGTCCTGGACTAACTGCGAATTGTATGATTGCAAAATCATCAGGAATATAGTATGGAACAGGCATAATCTTTCCACAAACAGGTAGTCCTTTTATAGGTCTATAATAATTAGCAGCGTCATCAACTTTTACTATGTAATTTGCAGACTTCTTTCTAGCATTCCAGCTGGATTGATAAGTCCTGTCATGATTATTATCCCTGAAGTAAATTACATTATCAGTATCAGCATTGTTAGTGTCTATATTACAATCATATTTTGTTTTTAAAACTAACTGTCCAGATGAGTCATCATTATCTCTGAGCCAACCATAACTCATTTCCCTAGCTAATGAATTAGTATCTGATGGTTCATCTTGAGCACCACCATAATATTGATATGAAGCTTGTCTGTAGTAGAAATCAATTTCTCTAGTTGATCCATATATGTAAGTAAATGAACCATTCCAGAGATAATCATAGTCACATACATTAGTTCCCCAATTAGGACCACGGTTAAGGAAGAAAGTAAAGTATGGATAGACTACTGCATTAATCTCTTGTACAAATTGAATTACACCAAAGTTATCATCCTGTGCTGGACCTTGTGCTCTATAGGTTCTTATCTCTATTGGATATTGCTTTGGAGTTGAAGTAGTTGCAAAGTAAAAGTGAGGGTAACCAGTTTCTTGCTGTGTTCTATCAGTAATATTCATCCAAGCGTAAGAAGATTGAACATCCATTCCTAAGTCACCAGTAAATCTACCAAAATGGGATTCTGTATCTCCATCATAATTTGTTCCCATACGATTCAACCATTGCCAATGAATACCAGACTTGATATGAAGCAGTGTATTGTTATTTGACAATGCAAAAGCCCAATAAGTTGTACCAAATGTCTTAGTAGCATCATTAATAACCTTAACGACTATGAACTTTCCATGAGAAGATTTCTGATACGCTGTTGTACCTTGCCCAATAGTAGTAGTTCTAATCTCTGCTACACCATCTCCTCCTACATTAGTATCTGAACCACCAGTAGACCCAGTTTGAGATGTACTAGTACCTATTGCATAATCATTTGTTGTTGCTAGACCACCTATCTCTTCTCCAGGAATAGTATATGTCTCAGCAGCACCCCATCCATTTCCTACACTATGGATAGTAATACCAGCAACACATCTTACGTATTGATAACTATCTTGTTCAGGTCTTCTCCATACCCTAATTTTTAACTCGGATCTACCACCACTAGCAGGGATAGTATGTTTCCAATAAGGAGCGAAACGACTGTTAACATTTGCACTTGGTAATAAATTTATAACTCCTTTCTGTCCAGCATTAGTAGTATGAGCATATCCATAAGAATGTATTCCTTGATAACCTACATGAGTTGGTGCTGTTGGATCAAATACTTCATCCTCAGTCTGCTCCCAGCCTTTGAGAAACCAACTCCTGTCAGATCCATTCAATACTGGAAACTCTCTATAATCAAACACACCGCTTAGAGTAGATTGATTGTCTGTATTAATAACAGCATCAGCAGAATAACCACCGCTTGCCATTTGTCCATCAATAAATTCTACATCAGTACTATCATAAAATATTATAGTAGTTCCTTGATATGCATCAATAGTTTTATTCTCACTCTCTGCATCTTGTGGTCTTTGGAAAGCCCATTTACCAGCAGTTTGTCCAGGATTAGAAGTCAAACTAATCTCAGTACCAGCAACTGCTGCTAAAGCTTCAGCTTCAGTAGAATATACTTTAAATGTTGTACCTTGATTCCAATTTATAAGCCTATTAGTCTCAGTTCTATCACCAATATAATAATCTGTGTCAGGAGTAAGTCCTCCTATGTTATCAGCATTAGCAGCATCACTTTCTCCAGGAGCCCATCTTAACTTATCTCCATTTTCTATAAGATCATTCCTCTTGTGAGCATTATTACTATCAGTAGTATCAGCAGTAATAGTAACAGTATTATCAGTTGTATTAACAGAAGATGGTCTCCAAAACTCCATTACATAAAGTGAAGTAGTTCCATTAGGTACTATCTGAAACCTCCTAGTTATTCTTGTAATAGGAGAAGGTCTATTATCCCTAATACCACCACCATAAGACCAAATAGTGTTTCTATCTGGATGACTCCAAGTTCCCCATTCATCATTAGTATAAGGATTTGTAGTTCCAGGTGCTGTTACACAGCAAGGAACTCCAGTATTGGCATTAGAATCAGCACCATTCATGCCCATATTATAGAAGGCAGTCTCTAGACCATCTATTACTTGAGTATTCTCCCACCCATTTGCTCCACCATTAATAGGTACGACATCCATTGTTACTGCCATTTGCTTATTCTCCGATTTTTAGTGCTGTTAATGTGACTGTGATTGCTGCTGCTGCATTACTTCTATTAGTAACGGAAGCATAAATTGTAGCTGTCCTAGGACTATCATTATTAAATCCCATAACGCCTGGTGTTATTAGTACCGCTTCGTTTGAACCTGATGTTATTACTTCAGCAATAACACCTGATCCTGGTAATGGGTCTTCACCTTGACTTCTAGTAGCATCAGCTTGCCTTGTAGCATCATCTACATAGATTCTCACCCAACTTTCATGAGATACATGAACTTTATAAAGAACATACCCTTTATAACCTGTAATATTTAGGTCTATGTCTGTGTCAGGAGCAACACTTGCAGTAGTAGCAGGAAGATCAGTTATAGCTGGAACAGTTGACCCACCTGTAGAACTAATAACTCCATTACCATCTATATTAATACTAGTACCATCAACCTTAACACCACCTAACACTGTTGTAGATGCTTCTGGTAGTGTGTATCCTCCAGCAGCAATATTAAGAGTACCGTCAACTGTAACACTACATCCAGTACCAGGTTTAATAGTACCAACAGTACTAGCAGTAGCAATAGGTACAGAAGTTAAGTAACCTGACAAATCAGGTGGTGTGTATGTAAATGTCTTACCAACTAATCCTAAGGATCCACTACCACTAGCAGCAGCAGGAGTTCCAACTTCATAAGCAAGAGTTTCTATCGTTACTTGCTGTGCATTTGCAGTCTTACTAACTGTTGTTCCACCACCACCAACCAACTCTACAGTATCAGTAGTTCCTGAATTGGGTTTAAGGTTTAAAAGAGCATGATTACTTGTGCTAGCTGTTACATCAAAATCATAAAGAACAGTACTATTACCACCACCAGAACCAGTATTAGTGAAGCTGAAGTTTCCGTTTGCCTGATCATAACTAATAGTTAAACCAGTATGAGTACCATTAACGAATGCTGTATTCATAGCAGCAAGGACATCACTGTCACCATAACCACCACCAGTTGCAGTCTCTTGTCTTATGTCAAGAGTTACTCCATCTGTTCTTGATACAGTAATACCATTTGATCCTGTAATAGTAAGATCTTGTACTGACTGATGATCAATACCAGATAATCTAAGCTTAGCATTCTTGGTATTTGTCGTATCATCTTGAACACTCCACTGATATTCCTGACCCTTTATGGTGATTTCATCAACACCCCATTGATTAACTGACTTGTCTATTGATATAGCATTACCTTCAACAGCAAGAACAAAATCACTTGGTGTACTACCACCATCATCATGTCTTATAATTTTTCTCGCAGCGTTCTGAGCAGCATTACCACCAGTATGATCTAATGTACTAAGAGTATATGTTGTCTCAAATTCTCCTAGCAATGAAGCGAAGTCAGTATTAGTTGTACTATTTGTAATAACTATTCTTTGACCTGTCCAACCAGCACCATTAGAATAATATAAAACACCATTAGAATCATCATATGCTAGATGAGATTTATGAGTAGCAGCACCTGGAAAGGATGAGACGTTAGCATAAACAACATCACTAGGAGCATTAACAAACTCAAGACCATTGGCAAGTCCATTAACCTTCACCCATTTATCTGTTGCTCCAGTATAATTATTGGGAGTATCAAGTAATGCAGTGAAGTTTGTAACACCACCAGTATTAGCACCAACTGCCGAAGCTTGCCATGTAGTTCCATCCCATTTCCATGAGACACCAGCAGCATTATGAATCTGACCTGGTGTCAAATTAGTACTAGGAAAATCTATTGCCATTGTTGTTTACTCTATATTATGGTAATCGTACCAGACATGGATGAATGATACTCGCAGTTATAATAATAAGTTGCTTTTGGAACTCCAGTAGTAGTCCAAGATACTGATGATGTGGATCCATTACCTGTAACTCCTTGAGGTCTCGCAGCAATAGAAGGTTGTCCTGGAGCTTGCCTATCACTAATCCAGAAAGGATGTCCACTCATATTTCCACTAAACTCTACTGTATCACCTTGGTTAATAACTATAGATGGGTCTCCATTGTTACTAAAGCTAGTCTGTCTATCATCACCAGTCATTATATAATCATTATTAGTTGTACTAACAGTAAATGGGAATGTTTTCACAAGTGGTCCTGGTGGTTGCCTGTAGAAATTATTAGTTCTTGGATACATCTGAGCATCTTGAACTAATTGAGGATCCCTACGTTCACCTTTCAGTTGATCTTTATACCACCCACCTTGATACCCTGTATCATACCTTGGATTCCTAACATGAATCTCTAAGTTAGGACTATCAAAGAACAACCCACCATTTCCTCCACGGCATGTAGCATCATCAAACCTAGCAGAAAATAGATCAAATCCTATATCATTATATCTTCCATGTTGTTGAATAAATGCAACGACATCACTGTTGGTGAATCTTTCTTTACCTGTTGCTAAACAAGCTGCCATTCCAGCAACCTGTGGTGATGCCATACTAGTTCCACTAATATTATGATACCAGTTACTGCCACCATACTTACCATCAGGTGTTCCAGCTCCTTGTAGTCCTGTGCTAGGATGAATACCATTTGGATCAACCCAACAAGAAACAATACTACTACCAGGAGCCCATACAGTAACTGCTGGTCCGAAATTTGAAAACGATGATCTTCTAAATTGAAAAGAAGTTCCAAGAGAACCTACAGCTATAACACCTTTAGCATTAGCAGGAGTAGATCCTTGCTGGTATTTAATACTTCCAACACCATTAAAGTAAACATAATTATTCCAATCAACATAAGATTCATGATTTGGATCTGGATGTGCTGCATAGAAATTGTTGTTACCCATTGCTGCTATAACAACTACACCATCCTCAATTGCATCTTCAATGTCTGCTCTCAATGCAATATAATCTAAATTAAATTTTCTCTTACTTGGACTTATTCCAAAGTCTATTTCCAATCCACCCATAGTCCATCCAGATGGATTGGGATTTGAACTATTATAAATTGTACCTCTATAATTTACACTACTAACATCACTTATAGAAATACCACTATCAAAAATACTTGATAGATTAGCACCATAACCCCAACTATGATTTGTAATCGTTGGATTTCTTTTTCCTGTCTCTGGATTGATAGGTTTATATCTATGAAATGCTCTAAGATAATCAAAGATTAACATAGTACTTACAGCAGTTCCTTGGTTAGAAGGGTTACCAAGTACCTGCATACTATAGATATTTGCTTCAGGAGCCCATCCATAGTGTCTACCTGCAATGGTTCCTGCTACGTGAGTGCCATGAAATTCATAACAACCCAGTGATGAAAAATAATTAGGATATGGAGCACTAGGTATTGCTGCTCCATCATCATCTATACTAGTAACATATTGATTTAACTCAGCATACCAATCATACATCTGAAACCTATCTCTCATATCAGATGGAGCTTTCCACTCTTCACAATCAAAAGCAACTGGGTCATCACAAACTACTACATCAACATGTCTACCATTATTAAATACCGTTACACTATCTGCAACTTCAGCAGATCCCCATTGATTCTTCCTTCTTTGTGCAGTATCTCCAGCACTATGAAGCTTAGCCCAGTCTCTATCATCTTGTAAATAACTTCCAGACTTACGAAACCATCCTGCTTGATCATAAGGTTCATTATTAACAGTATAAAAAGGTTCTGGATATATACCCTGATCCTCATACCTTTCTTCACACGCAAGAACTCTAGAGTCAGAACGTATAGTTGCTGCCTGTTCTTCAGTCATATAATACTGAGTGTTCCTACTGATAGGACGCTTCGTATGAAGCTTAAACCCATCAGATGTCATGTCAGAATAAAAACCCTCTAGATCATCTCTACTCTTAAGGGTTACGATATAGATCTTATCAGCCATATCATGCCTCTATCTGAACGAAGTGAACCGTTACTGTTATGTTAGCAGAACTACCACTCTTGTTTACAACCTTAGCATATAGATTAGTACTAGGAGTTGTATCATCATTCCATCCTATAGTTCCTGGAGTAATATTCTGTACTGCTCCATCAGATGTAATGATTTCTGCTATGATACCTGTTCCTGGTAAAGGATCTGTTGTCTCATTCCTACTACTATCAGCACTTCTTGCTGGAATACTAGTATACAAAGTAACCCATGCAGCATGAGAAGTTTGAATCTTCAAAAGAGCATACGTTTTAACAGCAGTCATTTGAATATTGGAGACAGCACCATCAAGAATATTTCCTGTTGATGCTTGAGCAGTAGTTCTTGATGTTAAACCTGTTGAAGCACCACCAGCACTAAGAACATTGATTGTTCCAAACATAGAAGGGTGTGCTGTACACTGATAATACAATGTATCAGGTGCATCCATTGGGACTAGGAATGTTAATGTGCTTCCACCAGCAGCATCTTGATTCGTTACACCATCATTATATGCTGTTCCTCCACCTGCTTGAGCAACAGTAGACTGAATTCTAAATGGATGACCACCAGTTTCATTCTTAAACTTATAGGTCTGACCTCTTACCAAATAAATTGTAGGATCATTGGCAGGTGTTGGGAATCCATCACCAGCAAAGATATAATCTGAACTACCATTTGCTGTTAGACTCCACTCAATCTCTGGGGCAGCAGTTAATACACCAGTGTCATCTGCTGCTGGAGCCCATGTAGATCCATCATACTTAAGAACATATCCTGTAGTAGGTGTACCACTTACAGTTACATCAGTGAGATCATTTAAATCGTTAACAGATGACGTTGCAGATAAAGTATCGTTACTTATTGAGAGATTGTTACCTACTTTAATACCACCCTTTGTAGTAGCACTAGCAGTAGGTAATGAATATGCCAGATTTATTCCTTGTGCTGACCAACTATCGCCATCCCATGCCCATGTAACACCAGCAGCAGTGTGGGTTAAACTACCATCAGTAGGTTCGTTTGTTGTTGAGGGGAAATTTATTGCCATTTATTCTAACCTATTGCTACGGTTGCTTTCCATTCACCACCAAAGTATATAGCTTTAATAGTAAATGTGTTTGTTGTGTTTGCTTCAGTTGTACCAGTGATTGTTGCTTGAGTTGCATCAACACCATCAATACTTAATGTAGTCATTGTACGAGGAGTATTTCCTTGAGGAACAAAGATTGTCATATCAATATAAGTTCCATCAGTTGCAGAAGATCCAACAACCTTTACAGGGAAGTCAGCAAGAACAGATGTACGAAGGAAATGAGTTGATTCCCATAACTTATATTCTTGTGCATCATCTGATAATGTATTTGCAACAGACTTACCATCCTGAGTAAGATCTTTTGAATTACTCCAGTCAGTTAAATCATAGTTTGGATTTGCTGCACCATTAACAGTCTCTGGTGGCCATAGATCATTAGGACCAAGAGATTCTACAGTAACATCAGTAAGACTAGCAAGGTATGCAACAAAGTCTGTAATAAAATAACCAGCACCTTGAGAGTTGGTCTTGTCTGGAGTACCAGATCTTCCAGGGAATTGATTACTAATAAATGTATCCAATCCACTGAAACTACCTCCAGCATCAGAGATTGCTTTAGGAAGTTTATTAGTATCTCTAGTATGGAACTTAACTTTACCTTGCTTGTTAGACATCTTAATGTCATCACCTAACCACAAGGAATTATCAGATAAGAATAGATGTCTAATCTTCTTCTCTGCCGATCCTATATCATATTGTTCATGTGCTGAAGGTAACAGGTGACCTGTCATCTTAAGGTAATGCTGACTATAATTACCACTATTTCCGTTATGGAATGCTTCTAGTTCAACAGTCTGGTTACTAACTCTTGGTGTAAAGCTTGGTGACAATGGTGGAGAAGCATCAACCCACTGACTACCACTACCATCATTATACTGAACCTTTAGTCTACCCTCATCAGACTTCCACCAAAGATCTCCTGGTCCAGCAGTTCCTGGTGGGTTATCATTAACGGTAACACTAGCACCTCCTCCACCACCAGTAGCAGTAGAGTTAATTCTAAATCCTTCTGTTCCTATCTGATCAATAGTAATACCACTACCAGCAGTTACAAGAACATCATCCTGTACCCCAAAACTATCAGATAATCTTATCTTTACTCCAGCACCATCAGCAACACAAGCTTGTGCATAAGTTGTATTAGTAAATGATGTTAGGTATCCAGCTGATGCATGGTTACCCCAGTTATATGCTGAGTTCCATTCGGTTACTCTTTGATCAGTAATATTATTAGAACCCATGTCAATGTAGAATCCATTGACATCAAGTACTCCACCAAGTTGAGGAGTAGTATCTTCCAGAACATCTAGAATACCAGAAGAACCAGTACCAACAACCCATTTAGAAGTAGCAGTATCCCATTGAATGTATGATCCATCAGGTATAGGACTAGGAAGATTGACACCTGCCAAGTCAGTAATAGTAGCAGGTATAGCAGGTCTTCCAGTTAGATCAGAGTATGCACCAGAGAATAGAACAGGTTTGTTTAATATCCTTTCAACACCAGACGTAGCAGTCCAGTCAGAATTTACCTGTGCAAGAGGGATTGATGGTTTATTAACCAGATCATCATAATCACCACTCACTGCTACTGGTGAAAATGATGGTTTATTTAAAATAACACCCAGTCCACTAGTTGCATTCCAATCAGCCTGCACCTGTGCAGCAGGTATAGCAGGGAAATCTTCCCATGCAACAGAAGAACCAGTGGACTTTAAAAATTGTCCACTGGTTCCAGTAGCACCAGCAACCTGTAATGGTTTGCCAGTTGGTATATTTACTCCATCCTTTACTTCAACTGGTCCATTATCGTTGTAGTTGGAGATTTGATTCGCCAGTAATTTTGACATACTTCTAGTCCTGAAGACACTTGATCTAAGCTAGAAGTATTTATAAACTACGTAGGACCATCCAAATTGTCTAGGTCTTTTCCATGCCTTTTAGTCTCTTGCTCATCACCAAAACTAATTAAATCTTCATTGAGACTATATCCATAATCAAAATCCAATATGTCCTCACCTTCGCCACCAGGAACATGAGTTGGGAAATTAATAACTGTGTCGTCAAGGTAAGGTGAGTCTAATTTAAAATTATACTCTGCCTTATTCCTATAGTAACTGGTTGTGTTATCAACAGCTCTAATAGGTGTAGTAAGGATAAGTTCTTTTACTTTAGAGAGTGCTTCAAACATTGTCTCTAATTGTTCGTCTCTCTTATTCTCTAATGCTTCAATGATCGCCAAGCGAAGAGCATCATCTGCTTCTTCAATGTGCTTACGAATACTCATTATCAATCTCCTTTAGTTGTCTTATATTATAATTAATTGATTCTGGATATGCTTGAGGACGGTCACGTATGAAACAATTTGTTGCATACCTTACTCCCGAAGTAATCTCTTCTACTTCATGCACCCATATAAAACCATTTGCAGGCCATATAAGAGCATCACCTTTACCTAAAGTAATTTTATACTTACCAAACCAAAATGAAAAATCACCACCAGTGTAATCATCATTCAAATTTAAAGTACAACTTGCAAAGGTATATTCATTATGATCTATGTGAGGATGAATCTTACCTCCAACACCATACTTTAGAGTACGATATGTATGAGGATAACGAATGAAATTATATCTACCTACATGAAAAGCTTCAAATGTATCAAGATAATCCTGATATTCTTGAACTATATCACCAACTTTTTTATGTATTAAATTGAAAGCAGGACAACCAACATAGGTATCTTCATCAGTTATTGGGTCAACCCAAATACCTGATCTTGGTTCATGTTTAGTAAACTTAGAACCTACAACCTCACCTGTAAGAGCATGTTTAGCATTCTCATTTATTGGTTCAGTTTTATTCTGTTCGTATTCAGATATAATCAGATCACATTCATCATCAGATAAAAATTTTTTCTTATGATAAATTAAATCAGTAAATTTAAATGTCACAGGGGTTTTGGAATTTAGTCACATCGGTAGCAATATATTTTGTACCGTCTATTTTTTTAATAAGAAAGTCTTCACCATTTTCTATACGTATAGTATATTTGGCCAAGTCACCTTTAAATTCTTCTTCAGTTAGTTCAATCATACATTACAACATATGTTTTCTTTTTGCATATACCTGATAGACTCTTGACATCCACCAAGGTTCTCACTGTTTAATACGACCTGTGGAAAGGTAGCACCTTCACCAAACTGTCCATAAAATGCTTCTTTACTAAAGTGTTCATCAAGTTTATACTCAACATAATTTAGTTCAGAAATGCCTAGTACTTCTAGTATCTGTTGGCAATAAGGACATCCTTCCTTAGAGTAAACAGTGAAATTCTTCATGCCTCTGGTGTTAAATCACTATTTAGCTTAGCGATTGTAGCAGCATGATCTTTGTCAAATATATCTAAACCTTTATCGGTTAAGATATGCTTGTACATTCCTTCAAATACTTTGGGTGGCATAGTAACTATGTCAGCACCGTATTCAAAGGCTCTACCCACATCTCTAACACCTCTGAGAGATGCTGCAAGAACTTTAGTCTCCACATCATGTCTCTGGAATACGTTAGCAATGTCTTTGACTAGACACAACCCACCAAAGGAGTTGTCATCTACTCTACCTACAAATGGTGACACGTATGCAGCACCTGCTTTAGCAGCAAGTATTGCCTGTGACTGAGAGAAGATAAGAGTTACGTTAACTTTTATGTTATTCTCTGCAAGTTCTACACATGCCATCAATCCATCTGGTGTGCAAGGTACTTTAATTGTAGCACACTTGCCAAACTTTTTGTGTAATCGTTTACCTTCTGAAATCATATTCTCTTTACTACCTATGACTTCCATGCTGATATCATTAAGACCGATATCCTTAAGCTCTTGGTAAACATCTTCGTGCTTTTTACCACTCTTACGTATAAGAGATGGGTTAGTAGTTAACCCATCAACAAGTCCTGTCTTGAAACAAGACTTGATAACATCAGTGTCAGCACTGTCTATAAAAATCTTCATTCGTTTAAAGCTTCCATCTTTAGGAACTGTTCGTTCATATTATAATATAGTTTATAGTTAGTTGTCGTTACGTAGTAACCCACTATGTCGTTTCCATCACAATTATATCCATAACCCTTAAGGGGTTCGTTAACTCCATCAATTCTGAATGTCTTACCACCTTTCTTTAGATAGTCATGAAATTTCTCATCAAGGTTTATCATCGTTCTTCAAAGATCATTTTACGAACTCCTCTTCTTCGTCTTGCCTCTTGATATTCTAACTCCTGTGATGTGAAAAGCGATTCATTTTTAAATTTTGTATTATTCTGTAATATTATTACCTGATCCATATCATTAGCAGACACGACATCATCATGCACAGATGTCATGTTACTACATCCACACGAAATTATCCTATGGCCATCGCTTTGTAGATCTTTTCCACAAGCGTTACATCTAACTAACATTCTTCTTTGAAATAATCTTTCCTATAGTAACGTCCTAAGATATTACTATTATAATACTTTGGAGACCCATCTTCCAGAGTCTCCTGTAATACATTATGTAAAAATAACTGCTTAGTCTCTTCGTAGTTTACTCTTCCTGCTGTGGCATGGGTGGAGAGGATTTCTCTGGTAAAGGAATCCGAGCCCAAGCGTTTCCTGTCACCATTAAGTTCCTTAGAAGATCCGTAGTATGTCTTCCAGTTACTCTCACTCGTCCTCCTGCGTCCACCACCTCTAGGCTTTCGTTTCTGTACGAAATATTTTCTCCCGATGTATTGTTGGCCAGTTTGTAGATTTGTAATCCTGTAGACAAAACCGAACTGCCCGTCAATGTCAGCAGAAGTAAAAGTTGTACCCTGATAGGTCCAGGGGTTCTCATAACTTCCCTCTGAAGTTTGCTTATCTTTTTCCACATACCCATTAATCTATTCCTCAGTATTTATATCCTCCTGTGAATGGATAGGAGGCCCCATTGTTTTATATTCAAGCTGAGTCCTGAGAAAGAGAACCTCCTGTTTGAGTTCCTCATTTTCTTTCTCAAGCCACTCGCAATGTTCTTGGTAGATTATTACGCTCATGGGCCTATTTATACGAGTCTAACCACGGGTCTGGTATTTCTTTATACTTTCTTCCCATTCCTTCATGCTGCTCTGGCAATCTGGTGGTTCTGGATCTTTTATCCCCTTTTTCTTCTTCCAGTCGTTGTGCATAGCTTGCATCATCCAACTCTGGGATAGGGACTTCGGCCCATTCTGAAGCAAATTCCTCTTGTATGTACCTAGGGGGATCATACCTGCGTACTCTTCTCTCCACGACTCGTCTCGTTGTTCTGGTTCTATACTCATTATTGACTGAAGTTATAGTTGATAGTAATCCTTTGACCTTTCGTAGGGTACGAGCTAGCATGTGTTGTAAGTCCATCAAAAACTACCATTGAATTTTTCTTTGGTGTTACCCTATCTATAATCTTATATTCATCTTCACCATCGTAACCATATCCAAGAGGATCTATCTTATCTTCGTGATCAAAGAAGTAAGTATCACCATCAGTATCAGTCACATAGAATAACACAACAATATGTGGGAAAGCTTGATCGCAATGAGGACCATGATGTCCATGCCATGAAGGATTTGGTATATGCATACCCAATCTTATCCTATCCATATGTTTAATATCTAATCCTGACTTAGCACATACCGTATGATTTAAACATTCAAATCTCTGCATCATATCTCTGTCAGAAAAAGGATTATCATCATACTTGGCATATACTGGATGAGCAAATGATGGGAATAATCTCACACTTTCTGGATCTGCATTTGGTCTAGATCCATCTCCAATATAATTCCAACCTATAGAATTAGATGTTAACATCCCTTCTAACCAATCAGCCTGCTCTACTGGTAGAACATCTTCAATAATCTTCATAATTTAAATCCAGCAAAGGTATCTTTCTTAACGTCCTGTTTAATACTACCTACCATATAGCTTTCAACCTCTGTCTCTTGTGGTGCTACTTGCATACCCTTAGAAGATAACCAGTGTGCAGTCCAAGGTAAAGGGTTGTTTGCCATAGGTGTATCAAAGATAGGTTTCAACCCTATTGACTTCAACCTACGGTTAGCAGTCCATTCAACATAACTCTGTAATAATTTATCATTCAAACCAATAATACTCCCATCTTTAAACAAATACTCTGCCCATTCTTTCTCCTCTTCAACACATTTCTTAAACATTTCATAGACATTCTCTTCCTCTTCCTTAATGATATCAATCATCTCTGGATCATCACCTTCCTTCCACTTATTTAATATATTTTGAGTGACTGCACAGTGTTGTGATTCATCCCTAGCAATAAGGGAGATAATTTTGGCTGATCCTTCAAGTAACTTAAGCTCACCAAATGCAAAGGAGCAAGCAAAAGAGACATAAAAGCGAATACCTTCAAGAATGTATACATTAGCAACTGCCCTATATAAATGTTTCTTTAAATCTTTACGTGTCCATTCTGAATTAGGATGACTCCTCATACCATCTGTCCAAGCACTGCTCTGACCATATTCATTAGCATAGTTAATAAAGTCATCGTATGCTTTAGTAACTGACTCAGCACGTGCAAGTATCTTCTCATCATCTAGTATAGTATCAAAGACCTCTGATGGATCTGGGTATACATTCTTAATGATGTGAGTATAAGACCTACTATGAATCATCTCCATAGTCTGCCATATATTCATGCAACCTTCTAGTTCAGGTAAAGAACAATAAGGAGCAAAAGCCATACCAGGAGCACGACCTTGTACGGAGTCCAAGAGGATCTGGTACTTAAGATTGCTGGTAAATATGTGTCTTTGTGCTTCATTTAATGTAGGATAGTCTGCTCTGTCCTTCTGTAATGACACCTCTTCAGGTCGCCAAAAGAAACCTAACTGTGTCTGTGTTAACTTATCAAATATAGGATACTTAAACTTATCATATCTCTGGACTCCTAAAGGAGGACCAAAGAACATCTGTCCTTTGGTGGTATCAACCTGCTTCGTATTGAAGACAGTCATACCTTTGATGTCAGATTGCACAGCTTTCACACTGCTCTTCTTCGGTTGCAAAGATGTCATCTAGTAAATTGGTAATCGCTGTTTGCTTTTTATCTTGTTCATCATGCCATCCAATTGGATGTGCAGGTTCATCAAAGTCAGTCTTAGTATCATATGTATTCTGATAATAAGATGTCTTCCAACCATACTTAAAGGTTGTTAACAGATCTTGTGCCATGACACTGGTGGGAACTTCAGAATCATCGTAATGAAGTGGATTATATGACCAATTACCACTGATACCTTGATCAAAAAACTTCTGCATCACTGCTACTATCTTAATATACCCTTCGTTACTAGGCATATCCCATAGTAGTGTGTAGTTATTTTTTAGTGTAGCATATTGTGGAACAATCTGCTTAAGCGGTCCTTTCTTTGATTTCTTAGTGGACAAGTAATCTCTTGGTGGTTCAATTCCATTGGTTGCGTTTGACACAACGGAACTGCTCTCCGATGGCATTTGTGCAGACAGTGTTGAGTGCCGTAACCCGAACTCATGTATGTCTGACCGAAGAGACTCCCAATCAAATGATAGGTCATTGGATACAATATCATCAACATCCTTCTTGTATGTATCAATAGGAAGGATACCATCATAGTACTTAGTACGATGGAAATATCCACATGGACCTTTCTCTTGTGCTAACTTATTAGATGACTTAAGTAAATTGTATTGGAAAGCTTCAGTCAAATCATGTACTAATTTCCATGCCTTTGGATCATCATACTTAACACCTTGCTTGGCAAGATAATGTGCTAACCCAATATAACCTACACCAAGAGAACGTCTCGCAAGGGTACTAATACGTGCTGCCTCTACTGGATAGTCTTGATAGTCAATCAACTCTTCTAATCCACGTACAGCAAGGTCACAAAGTTCCTCTAACTCATCTAGGTTACGTAGTTTACCTACGTTGACAGCAGATAAGATACACAATGCTATCTCTCCATCACCATCAATATGACCAATAGGTTCAGTAGGTAATGTAATCTCCTGACAGAGGTTACTCATGTTAACCTTGTCTTTGAATGATGAATGCTCATTGCAGTGGTCAATATTCATGATGTAAATACGACCTGTCTCTGCTCTTTCCTTAAGCAGATCTAAGATGAGCTCTTGTGCTCCAATAGTTTTTCTTGGGATTCTATCATCTGCTTCATAAGCAACATATTGCTCATCAAAGGATGGAGTACCAAAAGACTCATAAAGCCCAGGAACATTATGAGGACTGAAGAGACTAACATCCTCGTTGGATATAAATCGTTCATAAAATAATTTTGAAATTTGTATACTATAGTCAAGCTTTCTGACACGATTGTCCTCAGTACCTTTATTGTTCTTAAGGACAAGGATGTCTTCTATTTCTTGATGCCAGATTGGGAAGTGGACTGTTGCTGATCCACCTCTGATGCCATTTTGAGTGCAACATCTGACAGTCGCCTCAAATTTCTTGAGAAACGGTACGACACCCGTGTGTTGAACTTCACCGCCCCTGATTTTAGAGTTGATGCCACGGATTCTACCTGCGTTGATACCGATTCCCGCCCTTTGAGCAACGTAGTAACCAATAGCCATGTCACTGCTGAAGATGCTGTCAATCGTGTCATCAACATCAACGAGAACACAGGATGCAAACTGTCTGAGAGGCGTTCGCACCCCTGCCATGATTGGTGTTGGGATGTTGATTTTGTGTCTGCTGATTGAGTCGTAGTATCTTCTGACATAATCCAACCTGTTTTCTTTATTATAATTCTGGAATAGAGTTGCAGCAATCATGATGTACATGTACTGTGGAGATTCATAAAGCTCTCCAGTACTTCTATCCTGTACAAGATACTTGTCAACTACTTGACGAAGACCTGCATAGGTAAAGAGGTAGTCACGATCATGATCAATGAAACTATTAAGTTTCTCCCACTCTTCTTTTGAATATTTATCTATAATACCTGCATCATACACACCTAGATTAACACACTTCTGTACCTGTTTAGCAAGGTGAGGAAATCCTCTCTCCAACCAACCAGAACCAAATAGTTGCTTTCTAAGACCATACAACAACAATCTAGCAGCAACAAACTGATAATTATAATGCTCTAGATCAATCAAATCACTGGCAGATCTCACAAGGATCTCTTGAATATTTGATGTCTTAATCTGATCATAGAACTGAAGACCTGAGTTCATTTCCACCTGTGAGGCACTCACACCACTACCTAAACCTTCACAGGCATCTTCTACCATTCTATGAATTTTGTCTAGGTTCAAAGGTTCTACAGACCCATCTCTCTTCTGAACATGTATCGTACTCATACTTTTTTCCAATCGTTTAGTCTAAGGTTTGCTTCTAGTTTGTGATATACATTAGATTCTACCACCTTTTGCACATCATGTCCAGCTAGGTACATGTCGTTGATGTCCTTTTGCTGAATATTTTTTGGCCATATTACGACCTTATCTCCTCTGTCCACGGATCTGGAGATTCTATTGACGATTTCTCTGTTACGTGGTTCGTTATCATAAATCCAAATATGATCGCTCCAGTTATACGTCCGAATATCAACATCAGACCCAGCCATCGCAACGGAATTCTTAATGAAGGTACTGTCAAACGGTCCTTCAACAATGTAAACTGGTTCTTCAACATTTATTCTGTCCTCTCCAAAGATTTTGGGTTTATCCTCATCAAGCATTATCGTAATGTATCTCATCTTTGCCGTAGGGGCTAGCGATCTGCCTTGATATCCGAAGAGTCTACCATCTTTATCCCTTAAAGGAATTATAATACGAGGACTATCTTGTCGGCAGTTATCAAAGGTTTTTTTCTGCTCATTAGTCCAAGCTTTAAACTTAGGACAATAGTAGAAGTAATCTAAGTCTTTGATACCTCGTTTTTCAAGATACTCTCGTGCTGGATGTTCAGTATTTAGCTCTGAAATCTTCTCTAAATTTACATCACCCCTATGGAAATTTGGGGGTGAAAAATTAAATTTTGGATTGGGTGTGACAGTACCCTTGCCAGTCCTACCATCCTTAAATTTCTCCATAACATATTGGTCATGAAGAAATGAATCTTGATCCTTAAGAAAGTTTGAAAGTGTCCTGCCAACACCACAATTGTGGCACTTATACATGAAATCATTCTTAACCTTGAACAAATACCCACGAGCTTTGTTCTTCCTCTTCTGTGAATCACCACAGTAAGGACACCTAAAATTAAAAAGGTCTGCCTTCTTCTTAGTGAAGAGGGTCAGACGAGGTGAAACTAATTGTATGTACTTTACGTCAAGGTATGACAAATCATCTCATCTGAGGTGATTCTATCATAACAGGATTTGCTACTGGTGTCAACCTTGGTTGTGACTGTTGGAAGAATGGTCTAAGGATTGCTTGACCTGGTATACTAACTGCGAAAGATATAATAGAAAGAGCACCAAAAATAGTCCACATCTTCTTCTCCATGAGACGAAGACGATCATCAACCTTCCTGATATCTCTTTCACAACCTTTCCTTATAAGTTCTGTCTCACGATCAACTGCTCTATGAAGACTATCAATCTTCTCAAATAGGACAGCATCTATTCTATCTTGCTTGTCAAGCTTCTCGTCATGGACTGCCAACAACTGACCCATCTTGACTGAATTATCTTGTAGTGTCTCAACTACCTTTTCCAGCCTCTCTAAGATGGCGGTGTTAACATCCTTGTCCATTAGACACTACGGATAGCAAAGTCCAGAGCAGACTGGAATGTACTAGCATCCTTGTTCAACATGAATTGGAACTGCTTTTGATGCTCTCCTTCTAACTGTGCATAAGTAGCAGAGATTCTCTTAGCAGAGAAGTTATCTAAATTCTGTGAAGATCCATCAGCGAATTCAATCTTAGCAAAGTTTGTTTCACCACTTGGATTAAGTTCCTGTGTTGCCACGTCAAGTGCAACCTGTACCACATCTTGTCCTTCATTAACCATTTTATCACCTTCCAATTCTGTAGAGTTATTTAATTTGCCAAGCTTTTTCTCTTGACCTGATGCCTTCTTCTTAAAGTCTTGAAGACGTGCCTTCATAAGAGTATCCATTTCTGCACTCTTATTCTGCATAGACTTTTTCGCCTGATCCTTCTTGTTTTGAAGACTCTTTTGACGATCAAGTTTTTTCTTCTGGGCAATTTGTTTTTGAGCTCGCTCAGTATTAGTGGGAGCTGCTTCAGAAATTTGTTTTTCTTCTACTGTTTCCTTCATTTTCCTTTTGTTAATACGAGACATCAAATCTTTAGCACCTTTTGAACGACCATCAACTTGGTCTTGGTTGCCTTTCTTATAACGTCTGTGTTGTCGTGGATTGACTAGCACAAACGCTGGTGGTAGTGCTAATCCTTCACCATCTCCAGCCTTCATATCAGATTCAACTCCTTTAAGCAGTCGTTATTTACATCATTATTTAGTGATAGAGGAAGTCTATCAAGAAACAATAGGAAAGATTTAAGTACTGGCCAATAATTCTCTTCTATCTTATAAAAGAGCAGTGGTGTAGCAGCATCACCAAACACATTATACAATAATATAATATGATTTAGTATGAGATGCGTCTTTAAAGCTCCAGTAGTTTCGTACCTACGAAATAGTCTCTTGATATATTTAAACTTCTTAATATCTTCCTCAAAGTCACTGTATGTGACAGACTGAGGATTGTTATAATTTTGAATAGCAAACATCAACCAGTTATCCTGGTTCAATTCATCAAATTTCATTTACATATTATTCTGTAACTGTAAGTGTTGCAGCAGAAGAGACAACTTCAACAGCACCAGCAGTTGTATTGACCTTAACTCTGTACTGATTACCACTGTCACCAGCGACTACAGCAGCTGTCTCGTATGAGGTAGCAGTTGCACCTGAGATGTCAGCGAAGTCAACTCCAGAATTTGTGCTAAGCTGCCACTGATATGTAAGTGATCCAGCACCAGTCTTAGTAGCAGCAACTGTAAATGTTGCTGTGTTTGATCCGTTGGCTGCAACAGTAGCAGCTGCTGGTTGTGTGCCAATTGCTACTGAAGATGCTGCATCTCCTGCAATTGTATCATCACTCTGAGTTTCATTAGCATTTGTATCTGCATTCGCAAGGGTGATTAAATGCTCTGCCTTATGACGAGTAGCTCCACTACTGTCATTGTAAGTAAAGTATGACCACCAACCAGGAGCATTGATACCACGAGATTTATTCTGTGCTAATGCTGCTTCAGTTTCGTCAACGAATACTATTGTTTTTGCTTGTGCTGATGCAGCGACACCAATACCTGCTTTGGTTTTGTTAGCATTGCTATCAGTTCTACCGTATAGAGACATTGATTACGCTCCAATAATTACTGTTTTCTACAACTTATTTATATTATTAGCAGTCACACAGGTTACGCATATAATTTTTGTGCTGCTTCGTAGTATGATCCCATGTTATGATCAGCAACACCATCAAATTTGGTGTCCTTCTCATCCTTGAGTTGAATCTTAGGATGTGTGTGTACATATCCTGCCAACCAAGGTGGGGTTCCTGGTACTATATCATCTCCATGAACAAAACGTAAGTGCTCAAGATCCTTGATCCTCTTACGTAGTCTGCGTCCACCTGGTCTAGGTGATCCAGCAGTCACTAGGGCTACATTGGTATTGCCTGACTCCCATAACAAATCTGCAATTAAAGTAGCGGTTGCTCCACCAAGAGAGTGACCTGCAATAACAAGCTTTCTCTCTGGATTCAATCCCTCATATGCTACCACTAGTTGTGCTAGTGTCCTGTTGGCATTGTTCTTGAATCCTCTATGACAATCGTCACGTTTAATAAGAAACTTCAGATTGGTTACCCAGTCTGTAGTCTCATTAGTTCCTTCAACTGCAAGAATGGTATGACCCTCCACCTTCCTACTAACTAGGAAGTCTTGCTTATGTGGATACACATCTCTACAGCACCTTAGTGCTTCTAATACTACTTCTTTACTCAGTGTCATCATCTACCTCATATGTAATTGTTTTTAGTGATTTTGCTACAGTGGTTTGGATATTAAAAGTTACTGTTGTACGTTTAACATCTTCCTCAGGATTGATATCACCCAATTGATATGCTGTTGTAGAAGGGAATATAATAAGCATACCCTCATCAACAGGATATTCAAAACCATTTATAGTACCACTGTCTGCTTTTGGAAAAGCTGATAAAAAATATGGTGGTTTATGTACCTCCCTATCAAAATCAACATGTAAAATAGCAGTCCAACCAACATTACCATTGGTATCCATTGGATAAGATGCTTCAGCAGTATCAGTATCAAACCACATCTCTGTAATATCTAGTGTAGTTTCTTTGTACTCCTTAACACCTTTTGATTCTACAACAGCTCGTGAAAATTCTTTAAGTTGATCCTCACATATACCCAAGACAACATCTGTATAATGAGGAAGTTCTATCTCATTACGATCACGATCAGATGAATGACCGTCAAGAGGTTCAATTTTAGGAAGAAGATTTAATATAGTCTTCCTATGTTTATTCCAATTCTCAATAGGAAAAACAAATAGTGGTGTTGCAAACATAGGAACTACTCCCATATTTACTTTCGTATCATTATCACTCATAATTACAGTAAAATTTTATTCTTTAACACCCAAAGCTTTGTCTGGTGTTTCAGGAACCTTCGGCATTATTGTTGCTGTGGTTCCTTTCTTTAACTTAACCTCTTTCTTTCCTTTAAACTTTTTCTCACTTTTCTTCGGTCCGTTGTCAACATCATGACCTTGATGTTTGTCACCGTATGCTTCAGTAAATTCTTTAAAGGACTTCATGAGATTAATCTTTATTTGTATTTAGAATTGTTTAGGATGTGTAACTACATCACCATGTATCTCACCTATATCATCTATATGTGCATGGTCAATATCAACATGTAGACCCTTTTCATAAAAGTCTGCAATCCTTTCTAACGCATTTGCTATGCGTACTAGTTCATCACTCATACCCACCTCGTTAATGTAAGTTCAATACTATTATCATCCATTTCCCACTCTTCTTCTACCTGCCAACCTTCTTCTTTCATGGTATGATGTACAGTCATTCTAGCATACTGTTGAGTTACCTTATCCACGAACCTATTAGGTGGAACATTCAAACTCCATGTTTGCTCATCAGAATATAGATCATAACTTTGTGTCTGTTCATTCCAACAGAACCCAATGTCAGGTGCTACTGCAATACAAGCATTCATAACAGGATGTTCTTCTGCATGAGATGGATTCTCAATGACTAGATCCTGCTTCTCATTAACATTATACTGTAGAAGGTTTAAAGCTTCTAATAGTATACCTTTATCTCTCAACTTAGTTTTAATAGTACTAAAGTGTGACACGTTGCACCCCCTTCTGTTCGTTGGTTGCGTAACGATCTGCTGTTTCTTGTGTGAAATGCACATGTCCCAGTGCATCTTCAACACGTTTTGTTAGGTTCTCACAAGCATCACCATAGACACCCTGAACCTCCTCCTTCACCATACCATCTTGAGTAATGGTAAATTTAATCCTCTCCTGTCTTGGCATAACAAATCCTCCACGAGTATATGCTAGTGTAGCACAGGTTGATAGTTTTGTCTAGTCTTTAATGACTTTTCTTCCAAATGTCCATGATTCTAGCGGTCTGCTTCTTGGCAGCATCCTTCCACTCCTGAGTATCCATGATATCTACTTCTTCTTTCTTCACCTTCTTCGCCTTTTTACCATATCCTTCAGACGTTGTATCACATTCTACTTCTTCCTTCTTAACCTTCTTCTTATCCTTATCCTTTGGATTTAAAGAATTACCATCTTTATCATACCCATACTGAGCATCTTCGTTTGCTCCAACAAGTACCGTATTTCTTATTTGAGCACCATACTTAGGCTTTAATCCTTGAGGATTTGTAGGTGGTTCACCACCAGTTGAAGATGCCTTTGGATCTTTCTTTCCTGTCTCATCCTTTACACCTAGTTCAGGTATAGTAGGTAGTCCAGTTGACTTATCAAATTCTATAGCAGGAAGCGATCCATTTACAGATGTGAATGATGCACCTGTTCCACCACCTTGCTTTTGTCCAGTAGGAATCTCTTCCTCCTTTATAGTACTATTCTGAAATGTATCACCTCCCATCCAACGATCATATGATTCCATCAATCCTGATGAAAACCCATCGTTAGCGGTAACAGTATTTACGGTTCTCTGTTTATCCATGTTAAATTATAGACAGTCTTCTAGGATCTATTTATATCTCTAATATCCTTTACCCACGCACGAAACATCTCTCCACTCTCAGTGACACAGATAACATAGTTAACACCTGCTCTATGGATAGTTCCTTTCTGTCCTGTAATAGCATTCATTACAACATCACCCTCAACAAACACTTCCTTCTTACGGTAGTGTTGTCTTGTTGCTTGCTCACGTAGTTTCTTAAAGTTCTTCAATTACCTTGCCTCACATCATTCATTAATTGTAAGCTATCCCACGTATTAAGTAAACCTCTAGTACCAAGCATGAACTTTGATGGCATATCATTATCTGCAAACTTTCTCATTAAAGAACCAGACATGGTAGAAGTATCATCAAATATATCATAGTCCTCAAGATTTTTATCACTTGAAGTTCTAGTCTTCATAGGAGATTTAACTTCAATAGTCTTGAATGTGTGAGTCTTACCATTAGCAGCATTCAAAGCTTTAGAAAAGGATTCTTTTCTATCACTACCAACTATCATACAAATATGCTGATACTCACCCTGAAAATGCTCACATACTTTAAAAGCAGTCTTTAATTCAGGATCACCATTCCATATATGATCTTTATACTTGAAGAACATCTCCTTCATCCATTTAGTCTTAGTCCCAAATGACAAAGGATTCTTTTTCTTGTCCTGTGTGTGACTAGGAAAGATCCAATAGTCACACCTACCTGCTTCTTTAGCAACAGCCTGAACTAGTTCAAAATGTCCTACTGTTGGTGGATTGAACCTACCAAATGTAAAGACTAATCGTTTTTCTGCCATTATCCTTTAACCCACCTATCAGCAACAGCATCCTTCTTAAAGTTTGCTTGGCTAAATCCTAAACGATCAACCAATTTAAATGCTTTAGTGCCATTTGCTATGGCAACATACCCTTCTGGATTAGTCATTTCAATACCATCGTCTGTTATAAGATAGGTTCCAAACTTCTCACCTTGCTGTAGCTTCTCTATGAAGATCTCCTTAGCATCCTGAATGATTTTATATAGGGACACAACCTTCTCAAAAGATTTAGCATTATCATCAAGGAAATTCTCTCCATCATACAATTTCTTTAACTTCGCTGCTTTTGTCTTTGGTTGCTTCACAGCATCTGCTGCTTTCTTACACTCTTGACTGAAATATTTTCTAAAATTTGACGTAAAATTAGTATCAACCTTCTTACCTACTCTCACATACTTATTAAAATACTGTTTCAACTTCGGTCCTACTGTAAGTGCATCTTTATTTGCTATCTGATCTCTTATTATATTTAAAAAACCAGATGTATCACGAACCATACTAGAAGTACTAGTCTTGAGTCTAGATAGTCTTTGTTTTTCTGTCTGTGTTAATAACATATTAGTACCTAGAGTATCCAACTCAGCACTAATAACAAATACATCTTTACTATCCTTCAACTTACTGACATCATATCCAAATGTTGCACTCATAGTAGAAATAGTATTACCAGTATAAGTGGTGTGAAATACTACTCCTATCTTAGCATTGTTTGCTTGACTAAAATCATCAGAATCATGTGGTATGGAATACATTATTGTGTTTGGTTTGAAGGTTAATGACCTAACACCATCAATAGTCTGAATTCTTTTATCATCTGTGAATAAAAGATCACCTTGTGCTACACCAGTGATACCTAAACTAGGCAAATACTTCAATGCTGACTTCAATTTCTTAACTAATCCAGGAGCATGTCCATGATTATTATCAATATCAGCATCTGAAAAATTAATCTTAGCATCCTTATTGAAAATAGATTTAGTACCAACAAAGAACTGTCCTGTACCAGGATAAGTACCACAGAATATAGCAGGAGCACCATCCCACTTCGTAGTTATCTTAAAATTTCCAGTTGACTTAGTACTAAATGTCTTTGCAAGTAAATCTAAGAAAGCAAAAGCATCTGTTACACCCTGTTGTCCATCCAACAGAATACTATCTTCTAAATGTTCTAGGTGAGTATTCTTAGACATCAAAACACCTTAGCAAAAGGACCATATCTAGGACCAGCTTTAGAAGCAAGGTATACCATATCAGTACAAAATTCATCTAACTGATCTCCTGCATTACTATCAGTATTATTGCCCTGTAATGACATGACTAAAGACAACCACGAAATCTGCATCAACTTAGAGTTCGCTACCCAATACTGAGTACCAAAAACAGTCATAATTTTATCATAACAAGCTTCCCCATCAAGCTTTGTTCCATTATACTTGTCACTCTCTACGGTAACTCCTTTGGAAATTAAATTATCAATCCTATTGACCCACTTAGTTTTCTGATCAGCAAATGTATCTGCATTTCTAGCATACTCTGGATCAGAATTACTCTTCTTAAATTTATCTCCAACATAAAGCTTAAGAAGATTCTCAACATATTCTACTGTTGCCTTACCCATACGAGCAGCACTAGCACCATGCTGTGTTGGTTCATACTTTAAATTATCTAATTTGCTACTTGAGTTTGCTTTAATCTGAAAATCATAAATGGTTCCTGGACCACCTTTAGGACCATCCCTAACAAGCAATCTAGTATCCTGTGAGGCAAATGTTCTGACACCTTTTTTAGTTTCAAGATCCATAAAGCACTGAGCAGATTCAAAACTCATGAACTTAGATCCAATATCATTAAAGAAATCATCATTGGTATTATATACCTTCCATAAAGCATCCTTTGCAGTAACTTTCTTTAAAGATAACCCCATCAATTCTTCACTCTTAAACCAGTCTCTAAAGATTTTATTCAACTGATTCAACTTAGCACTAACTCTCCACCTTCCTTTAGTTACCTCACCTTCTTTAGGAGCTTTCATAGCATCCTTAATAAAATTCATTTTCTGAGTTTCATTATGAATCAACCATATATCAGCAGGATTCCAGTTATCCTTTGGATGAATTTTAAATTGTTTTCTAAGGAGATCACTAATAAAATCCATGAACCCACCTTCACGATTGAAGTGTTGGAAGTCCCTCCTTTTAATTTTTTCTAATACAATTCTATTTTGTGCAGCAAAGTTATGTAACCACTCATCATCAACCTCATCTATATCACCAATCCTCTTGAATACCTCACGAAGATTTTCCATTACCTGATCATCTGCTTTGATCTTTGCTACTGTAGTAAGGTCATGATTAGAACCCTTCATTGCATGTCTAAGGACACGAGCAGTTCCAATCTCCTGTATCCTAGTCATGGTTGACTCACTAACCTTACCACCACTTGAGGTCATTACCTTACCTGTTTTCATAAACTTAATCAACTGCATATGTGGTTGTGGTACAGTCTTTCCTTTTTGTGTTGGAAACCCTGCACTTGCTGGCAATTGAAATCCTATAACTACCTCAGTAACACCATCTGCTCCCTTTTCTTTTGCTTTTGCACTTGTTTGCTTTACCCTATTAGCAACCCTATCCTTTTTATTCTGTTTATATCTCAGAACGATATCATCAACTACAGACTGAGAAGTTTTAATTAAAATTTGATTTGGTGACTTAGTAGGTTTATCAGAAGGCTTTTTATTAGGCCAATTAAAATCTGTATCTTTCCAAAATTTTGCACCACTATTATCCATCCTAGTACCATAACTGGGACTAGCAATATATCTCCACAACAATCCTAACTCTCTACTAACCTCTGTATGTTTTGCACGGTTAGCTTTACCAATTAGATCTCTTGAGTAATTAATTTGAGTAAGTGCAGCCATTAAAAAAGGGGAGTTCAACTCCCCTTTATTTATCAAGATCTTCAAAGACTAATGGTTTATACTTCTCGTACAACTCATTCATTCTTGGTTCCATTTTACGAGACTTCCATAATTGTCTCAATATATCTTTCATGTCTGTCATGGGAACACGTACAGATAATCCATTGGATTCTGGTTCAGTCATGTGCTTCAAAATCAGTAGAGTTTGTTACATCTTGCCAAGGATTCACATTATCACCTCGTATATTATCAATGTATATGTTAAATGATAAACTTATTCTAGTTTCGTCTGTATTATTTCTCTTAATACCATGTTTAAACCAACCAGGAAAAAGAATTATCTTTCCTTCCTCTGGATCAGCTGTCATACTATTTGATAAATGATTGAATACTACAGAACTTGCTAGGTTAGTATTAGGAGACTCAAAGAAAATCTTACCATCCTTACCATTTGTTTTATGGTAGTATACTCCAGATATATCAACCGATCCATGATCATGAATGTGTCCATAGTGACCTGGTTTGAATAAGGCAACCCAAGAACTATCAATATGATATTTCAAATCATTTGTATACCCAATAATATCCATATATTTTTGGAGATGATCACCTATAGCAGACTTTAAATTTTTTAAAGAATGCTTTGCAAAATAATTTTCCCTAAATGTAGGATCAGAAAGATAATGAGTCTCTCCAAAATGATCATTATATTTAAAGTCTACTTTATGCAAAGAATCTTCTATTTCTTTCTGCACATTATCAAAAGCAGATCCTCTAACCTTTCCAATATAAACTGGTGTAGCAAAGGCAGGAATTACATTACTCATCTATCACCCACCCTACGATGTTCTGATTTCTCTACATCAAATGAACCACTAGGGTAACGCTTTTCTAATTTAGTTACGTTACGTCTAATAACATCATTAATATCTACATCCAATGCCATACATGCTTGCATCACATACCACATAGTATCACCCAACTCAATAATAAGATGCTCTCTATTGTCGTCATTCCAAGGTTTACCTTGAAACACCATCTTCTTAACAATCTCAAGAAACTCACCAGACTCAGCAGCAAGCCCAACGCCAGCAGTGGTAAGACGTTCAAT